AAAGAGCTTTACCTTTTCCATTGCCATCGGATCGTCACTTACCACCGCCCAGGCCAGCACTACAATGGGGGCACTGAGAATAATTAAAACGAATTCGTCCTTAAAATCTGATTGCCGGGCCTCTAAAAGTTTGCCCTGGTATTCGGTTTCTCCTCGGGCCATCTTTTCTGCTGTCAGTAAAGCAGCCTGAGACATTGCTTCTTTCTGTTTCTGCTTATTGGCATACACCTTAGCACCTGTGCTAAATGCCATTTTTGCTAAACTAAACCACATAATTATGCTTTCCTTTTAAATTGATGCTTAAATAATTCATCTGCATTTTTTTGTCTTCGTATACTAAAGTATTTATACATTTTTTTCAATATAGTGATGGCTGGGCGTCCTCTAACACGCCAACGATATAAAAGTTTATGATGAGGTTGTTTAGGAGCGCGAATAAATAAATAACCACAATTAAAATAGTCCGAAAAAGCTGTAATAACGTCTTTTTCTGCCATTTCCACTCCTAAAACTGGAATTTTGTAATTTTTTCTAGCTGTTTCAAGGAAAAAATAGCCTTCGCCATCTACAATTCCTGCCAAATAAGCTAGATTATTTGGTACCAATGAATTTTACCCCACGACCTGGTTTAACGGCACCTACTCCACGAATGCCATCTGGTCTAAATGGACATTTACCGTGTGGGTTAGGTCCTTTTTTAGGGGGAGGACCAAATCGTTTACCACCAGACAATCCTCCTTTTTTAAATTCCCATCCTTGGTAAGTTCTTTTGCGAGGATCTGGCACTTTCTGACCAGAAACTCCAAGTTGGTGTTTGTGTGCATGTTGTGAGTGGTCATCGCTATCGCTGTCCTTTTGAAAATCGAATCCCATATAATAGGGTTTCATAGCAAGAGGAGTACGTTTAATGGGCTTAGTAGCTACAGTAGGACCTGTTGGTTTACCACCCTCTCCTTCTCTGCCTGTTGGACCTGTATCTTTATCCCCCGTAGTAGTAGTAGTAAGACGAGATCGATCGCCTCTTTCCCAGTAGGTGTCCGGTTGCTTTTTTTTAAAATGCCGAAGTGCAGGTCCTATAAGCATGGACGAAATAGGATCAATTCCCGCGTATTGTAATCCTTGACTTACAGCAATATTTTCTCCTGTTTTTTTTATATCAATAAGAGGCTTTGCATCCGTTGATTTAGTTCCATTGCCAGTAGACGTTACCTCACGTGTTCTTCCTGGTGTTTGTGAAACTGCTCCAGTTTGATGTACATCTTGATATCCTTGTGGGACACCTGCTGATGTTCCAGATTTTCCATGATGAGATGGCATAATATTTGGCTCCTGTTCCTTGTATTATTTTCTATTTCTCGCCTGTTGTCTAGCTATAGCCAAACGATCTCGCTCAATTTCTTCTTTATCCTTAGCTTGTTGTTGGGCTAAATCCAAACGACCCCGCTGAATTTCTTCAGCAAGATTAAGCTTGTCTTCGGCAATCGTTTGTTGAGTTTGGAATTTATCTGTCTCAACATCCAAACGTTTGTCTGTTTCTTGGCCTTTTCTTTGAATATCTTGAGCTTTAAGATCCAACTCTCTTTGTTTAAGCATAACCAGTGGATCCATATTAACTTGTTTTAAAAACTGCATTTCTTGTTGAACCAGTTCGTTGGTTAAAACAACCACTCTCTGAGCAACCGCTGAATCAAATGCAAGGGCCCACGCTTCTGGATTATTTTGTTTCATTTCAACGAGTTGGGGATCTTGGGAAAATTGTTCCATAACTTCGTTCTTCGCTTTTAAACTAACGTGTTCGGAGATATGTCCCTGCAATAAGGCATAAACCTGTGGATTGGACTGGACCATTCGTGTTTTAATAAAGGCCATATGTGCCGCATTATGGGCATCATGATTCTGTTCTGAAAAAGCTTTAGGAATCACCATCTGTAAAGCGGCTGTATTCTCTTCCGCAGGATCAATAGGTACGGGTGGTTCAGGTTCCGGCTTAAGCAATGAATCAATGTTTCTTACTCCCAAAGCCTCATACATTCGTCTGAACGCTTCATACATATTATGAATCTGTGGATTGGCCTGAGCCAGTTGTAATTCAGTTTGTGCCAAGGTCACTCTTTGTGACATTGAAAAAATATTAGGATCAGCTACCGGTACCACATCAACACGATCATCAAAATCTTGCACCTTAATCATTCGATCCCCACCTACAACATTGTATGGATATTCAGGAGGAAGATATTCTGAAAAGACTCTTGCCATAATTTTAAATTCCTCTTTCATGGAATAATAGCAACGTTTATGGATCGCGCTGATCACTCTGGATCCCCGCTCTAAAAGAGCAACGGTTGTTCCAACTGCTGCTTGTTGATTTCCATCTCCGACTTGAAGATCGGCAATCGCGGCAAAACGTCTTCCCGCATCAACACAGAATCCTAGTAATTGAAAAAGGGTTTGGCTCGGTTCCTTGAAAGGTAATAATTGAAATTGATCTCTGATATTTCCGCCAGGAGCATCTACATCTCTAAATTCTCCAGGTTGTAACGGTTCAGCATCGTCCCGAACCCTTAAACCTCTTGACTTAAATCCCGCTGGTAAATTGACTAAAGTTCCTGCATCGAGAAGCTGTCTCAACGCTCCCGTTGCTGCCTTAGACAGTCCGCCAATCATATGAATTAAACCAAAGCCATAAAAACCTAGACCGGGTAAAAACTTGTAATGAACAAAATAGGGAATTCGCTTCTTTATAGGATCCTTTTCCCTATAGTTTCGATAAATAGACAGAATAGTCATACTGTCTTCATCAAGAGTAACAATGTAAGGGATCTTAACTTTATCATCGCTTTCATAACCCGGAAGATCCAGATTCACATGCATTTCAATCAGGTTATAAATGTCTTGATATTTCTGTGGAGTGACTCCTTCTAGTTCCTGGTATTTCTTTCGTGCTCGGTCTTCTTTAAAAAAGGGTTCTGGAAGTTCTACATCTCGATAAAATCCAGAAGCCTGTCTTTTTCGAATTTCGTTCTTGGTCATTCTGACTATATGAGAAATACGTTCCGAATCATAAAGATCCGACGCATTGTAAGGCACTACTAAATCCTCCGCCGGAACAAAAATAGATTTGCAACGTTGGCTCGTTTCATCGTAATAAACCTTTTTAAAAGAAGATCCTGCTAAAGGTAGTTGAAATAACATTTGATCGAACTCGGGGGTGTACTCTTCCATCACATCAAGAATCTGATAGTTCATGAAATCCCTAACACGATTCGCTTGTTTAATAGTATCCGCCGTTTCTTTTCCAACAACCTGACATCTGACAGGTCCATCAGACGGAAGTAATTCTTTAAAGGCTTGCGCCTGAAACTGCGTTGCTGCTTCAGCCATGAGTGGATGTGTTACCCCTGAGGCTCCAATAAAGGGTCGAGTAACCTCCATATATTTGAACCCTAAAAGATCCAATCCTTTGGTATACGTTTCAATGTATGATTTTCTCGCTAGGGAGTCGTCTTTGTAATCCTCTAAAAGTTTTGTGCTGAGTTTGCTTAAATCGGTATCATCCATGAACTCCGCCAAATTAGCGTGAAATTCTTCTCGCGGAAGTTCGGGAGCTGGCGTACCGGAAAGCACGTTACCCGCTTCGTCCTCAATAACATCAACATCTTCTTTAATCGTGGTTCCAGGTGTTTGGATCTCTAATTCTTCTTCACCTTCCACCTCAACCATATTCTGGTTTCGTGCCATTACCAACCTCGTGTAGCTAATTTAGGTTTACCTTTTATTAAACCGCCGTGTGCCTTTTTCCAACCGGTTCTAGCTTTTCTCTTAAATAATTGTGCTAATTTTTTTCTAGCAGGGGTGCAAGTCGGTTTGGTCATCGGTGTGCAGTATCCCTTGTGTTTAGGATTGACTGCTTTTTGAATCCATTTCTTGTCTACTTTTCCGCCTTTTTTCTTTCCCATTCTTTTTTTAAAATAATCTGTTGCTTTTTCAGGAGTGGCCTCGGGTCTCATTCTTGTATAACTTTGCCCTGTTGCATCGAGTGGATCCTGACGGGTAGATGAAACTACTCCTCTTTTACCTAGCCCCAGTTTTGTCATTAATTTTCCTAGAAACGCTTTTTGCACGACTCCTCCTTGTGTTTTAATTCCTTTTGCCTTCATTTCTTTAAAATATTTACCTTCTAATTTAGTTTCTTTTGA